AAATGAAATCGTAATTCCAGGACATAAATAATAAAGGATTTATAATGAACAAAATTGATTCAGTCGTTTCAACAGACAAAATAGTCACTATTAGAGGGGTTGGTTTTTCTAAATTACACAGTAAGCACACTTTAACTATTAAAGAGGAAGAGGGTAAAATCATTTTAGAACATGAGGACTATAGGTGTTTAGTGAATGGATTGGGCGATTACATGGGAGACTGGAGAGGAAAAAAAATTACCGTAGATGAAAATTATAAAGTAGTGAAAGTTTAATGGATCCCTATCCTCAACTACAGACAGTCTACCACGAATGGAAAGAAAAGTTATCAAGACAATCATATAGACTTGTTCTTTTTCATATGGATTATGATAATAAATGTTTAAAATTTAAAGTGGTGGACTGTCGTAGTAAATTTAAAGATGCGAGAATGGATGTGAGTACTATTCAAAAAGAATTAGAGACTGATGTTAATAGCCGTACAGCTTTTAATAAAGTTATAGTAGAATATCAGAAGGGAGCATGTTGTGGATAAACAGAAAGTTTACTTAGCTGGTCCTATTGAAAAGGAAAAAGATGGTGGAAAAGGAATTCGTGATTCTGTAAAACTCGCATTAAAGGACTTTGATATAATTTTAGTTGACCCTTGTGAATTTAGTTTTAATACAGAATTTAAAAACATTGCTGAAATTAAAAATGCTAATCCAAATAGTTGGAAAGGCATAGTGCATCACATGTTACGTTCAGATTTAGCTGCCGTTTATAGTGCAGATGCAATCGTAGCTATATTTAACGACAATGCTGGTGTTGGAACTTTTTCTGAAATGGTTTTTGCTGCGTATTCCAATATTCCAATTGTTACATATTTTGAAGATGGGAACACTAAATACGACGATTTACATCCGTGGTTACAAGTAGCTACTACTATTCCAGTAAGTAGCATTAAAGAACTTAAACAAGCAATCAGTACAATCTGTGGAGGAAATAACAATGGCAAAGGGCAAAAAGGTTAAGACACCCAAAAGCACAGCACCGAAAAAGCCAACATATAAATATGAAGCTAAGACTGAGAACCAAGCAAAATATTTAGAATTAATTGACACCAAAAAGATTATTATTGTAACTGGACCTCCTGGTGCCGGAAAATCTTTTCTTGCCCTGGGTCGTGCTTTAGATCTGCTTTATACCAAAAAACAAAAGGGCGGAATGAAAAGAATAGTTTTAATGCGTCCAGCTGTTGAAATGGTTGGCGAAAAATTAGGAGCACTTCCAGGCAGCATGGATGAAAAAATTGCTCCTTATATGTACCCACTCTATGATAATTTAAATCAATTTGTTGACAAGGGTGTTGCAACCAAACTTTTAGAAGAAGATAAAATTCACGCATTTCCTCTTGCGTTCGTTCGTGGCTGTACAATGCGAAATTCTTTTATCATCGTCGATGAAGCCCAAAATACAATTCCTAGTCAAATGAAGTCCATTCTAACAAGACTCGATGATCATAGTAAGATTGTTATTAATGGCGACTTAGAACAAACTGATATTCGACACGAGAATGGTTTAGAAGATGCCATCCTGCGTTTGGGTGGCATTGATGCAGTTGGCATTATACATCTTACCGAAGATGACATTATCCGTTCTAAACTTATTAACAAATTATAAAGGCGTATAGAAAAAACGTTCCTAAATAATTTTATTTTTTACTTAATAAAACTTGCCTAAAATCCGATAACATACATAGGAGATATATATGCTAAAGGAACCTAAAGAAAATCTATCACTGTATTTTATTGCGACTCTATCTAATAACGAAATTTTTTACGAAAGTGGAGAATTTGATTCTTGGAAAAAATTGTTGTCGTACTGTAACGAAAATAATTTAACCATGCAAAAATTTGAAATTCACAATAGTGATAAAACAATACAAATGGATCAAGCCAATATAGAATATTGTTTTGCTATTTATGATGTTAAAGCTAATTTAAATAGCGGAAGCTCAACAATAAAACGAGGCTATGGCGTAGTATGTCACTACACGAGTGGCAAACGTTGTTATGTTGAATGGTTCGATAATGATTCCAAGAAAAGAATTTATGCGGAAGTACTCAGGGATAACCAAATTCCAAAATTTTATGAAGCCGACATTGGTATAAGGAAATGTAAATGAGGAACTTAGATAATCAATTAGGAAACAAGTTGACACGGAAATTCAAGTCTGTCAGTACACCAGGAAAAACATTTTATCTAATTGAATCCCTTGCTGAATTTTGCGTATTTCAAATCTATGGTCTTGATGTTGGTCCGAAATTTTGGCATAAATCAGCTAATCAACCAAAGGCACGGAATACCTACTTAAAAATAAAGAATCAATTATTCTCTATGATTAAGAGGAAGCCCAACATCAGGGCATTAGATTTATTAGGCGTTATTCTGGAAAAATACGATAAGCCCAAGGGCAAGGGCATTAAAACAAAAAGGATTGAGATCGAGGAAGTTGTTGAGGAAATATCCGATGAAAGTCTAATCGAGCTTGAAGGTGACATCAATACAGGAATTTTTGGAGAAAGAAAATAATGGCGAAAAAGAAAAAGGATATGACCAGCGACGAAATTGAAATCGCACAACTTATTACTTCTAAATTTGGAAAGGGAGTCGTTACATCACTGGAGACACTTATACCCACTTACGAAATAAATACTGGAAGCACCTCTCTGGATTATATTATGGGGGGAGGTATAGTAGCTGGTATTACTGAGTTTTATGGTGGTGAAGGGACTGGGAAGACTTCTTTAGCACTGGGACTGGTGCGTAGTGCTCAACAGCAAGGAATTAAAACATATTACATAGACCAAGAACGTGGATTGACTGCCTCTTTGGTTCATAACATTCCAGGGCTTAATGCTGACGAGTTTAGTAAAAATATTTTACGACCAGCACATGGTCAACAGGCAGCTGACGTTATTGAAATGGTTGTAAAGCAGTCACCCAAGAGTCTTATTATTCTGGACTCTATCCCTGCTATGATTAGTAGTGCCCAAATGGACGAGTCAGCATCTAAGGATTTCTATGCTCCTATTGCCAAGCTTATGTCTAATTTTCTTCCTAAGATTAAAACCCTTCTGAGTGAACAAGAAATTTGTTTAGTTTTTCTAAATCAGTTAAGAATGAAAATGACCGGATATGGCAACCCAGAGGACACTCCTGGTGGTAAAGCTATTAAATTCTACTGCGACAGACGAGTTGAATTGAGAAAAGCCAAGCCCATCAAAAAGGGAGAAAAACAGGTAGGTCATTTCGTGAAATGCAAGGTAGTTAAAAATAAATACGCTGCACCTTACCAAATGGCGGAAGTGCCATTGATTTACGGCAAGGGAATTGATTCTGCTTGGGATGTCGCTCAACTGGCTGTTCAAATGGGCATTATTAAAAAGAAGGCTTCTTGGTTCATTTATGAAGATAAAAAGTGGCAAGGAGAACTTGGAATGACTGAAGCCTTGGCAGAAGATAAAGACACCTTTACAGAAATCGAAACTCAGGTGAAAGGTATGTTGGCTGATTAATGAAAATTAAACTTCTCAACGGACGTGAACAAATACTTAACCTTTCCAAGTTAAAGAATAATAAACGAGAAAATGCCTCTTCTGGACATCGGATAATGAGAAAGACCCTTAACGCCCTATTTCCATTGCTTGATGCTTATGAAGAGGTATTTGTCGATGGGCTATTCTTTGATTTCCTTATACCCTCCCTCGGACTTGTGATTGAAGTTGATGGTGAACAACATGATAAATTCGTTGAGTTTTTTCACAAGAACGCTGCTGGTTATATGAACAGCATCAGGAACGACGATAAGAAACAGAAGCTTTGTGATCTCAATAATCTTAGATTGTTACGATTTAAAGATAAAGATATTAAAACATTGGAAGACAGTATAACAATGGTAAAGGAGAATCTATAGTGAGTGCTTTTGAAAAATGCATTAAAAACCTAGGTAAATGGAGTAAAAGAACAGTAGTGAATATTAACAGCACAACGGATCAAGTAGAAGAAATTATTAATCAATCCCCAAAAGATTTTAAAAGTCTGGGACTCGACGAGATGGAAGAAGTACTTATGATGTTGTCACAGTACTCTCTTTTCTTAACGAATGAGCTTAATAAAGCTGGAAGCAATGCTCGTGTATGTAAGACTCGTTTTGATAATCGCTTGTCTCAAGTATTTCTATCTCAGAAAATCGATGGAAAGAGTAAAGACGAAAGGATTTTAAAGGCAAGACGTAGTGACGAAGAGTTAGACAATTTATACTGTAGGTTTGAGGAATACGAAATCAATAAAGAACGATTGGCAAATTTACCTATGGCGATTAACGTGAAGAACAGTATTTATCGAGACATTTATAAAAGGATGGTACATGAACACCAACAATCTAAAAAATCAAGAAGCTGAAGTATCCCTTATTGCGACCCTCCTACAAAGACCTGAACTAATTATAGAAATCGATGAATCTGAAATTGTATATAGTAATTTTAGTGACTCGACACTTGGTGACATTTATCAGACTATTAAAGCTTTATATTGTGAAGATATAACTGTAGATACAGTAACTCTTAATACAATGGGGAAAAGACTGGGCTTTGCTTTTCCAGGTAGAGAAAAAACTGCACAAAAAATCCAAAAGCTTTTTAAGGCAGAAATTGAAGTTAAGAATATATATCTATATGTTAATATAGTTCGAGACTTAAGCTTTAAAAGGAAGTTGATTGATGTTTTAGAACAATCTATTAAGAAAATGCTTGACTCCACTGATTCATTGAGTGCCTTGGAAATTGTTGAAGGTAGTCTGTATGATTTTGTATTGGAAAATATTCGTGAAGAAAAAATGGTCAAGTTGACCGACAGTGTGGAAAGTATTCTGAAAATGATGGCAGAAGATCCCGTTAGAGGGCTTACAACAGGCTTTCCTACGCTCGACCAGCTTTTAGGTGGTGGTTGTCGTCCTGGGTCGTTAAACTTGGTCTGTGCCTCCACAGGTATCGGTAAATCACTGGTGTCAATGCATTGTGCCATTGAGAATGCTCGAAAAGGTGTTCCGGTATTGTATCTGGATAACGAACTGGGTAAGGAAATACAAACCGTTAGATTCATTGGAGCACTTGCTAGTATTCCATTTCCTGAACTTGAGGATGGTTCCTGGATGAAAAAAGCCTCTTACGTGGAGAAATACCAAGAAGCTAAGGCACTGTTCGATGGACTTCCTATATATTTTATTGATGCTGTGGGTATGAGTAACGATGCTGTTATTTCAGCGATCAGAAGATTTGTTAATAAGCACGTCAAATTTAATAAGCACGGCAATTATAATAAGTCTATGGTCATTTATGATTACTTTAGGGTTGACTCTCTCCGTAAGAATAATGAAAAGGAATATGAAGTCCTTGGTCAGTTTGCTGCTAAAATGCATGACGTTGCTTGTCAGTATAGAACTGCTATCCTTGGTACTGCACAGCTTAATAGATCTCTTTCTATTGCTGGTTCTCAAAGGCTTATGCATCCTGCTGATTCGGTTATTTATTTTCTTCCTAAATCAAGGGCAGAAATCTTTGGCGACCAAGACAATCAAGGTGATCACAAATTTGTAGTGGAAAAGGCACGATTCGGACCTGGAACTGACGAATCCACCTATATTGGTGTTAAAACAGATAAAGCCAGAGGGTACTTCTCTGATGCTGGACTTGGTAAATTTATTGAGGATGCTGGTGACAATGATGACTGATGGTGAAAAAAGACTAGCAAGAAAACTTAATTTTTACTTTATGGACGTATTGCATTATTTCAACCTGACGGAAAACATTACGTATGAAGATGAGGCGGAATTGAGAATGCCTTGTCCGATTCATTTTGGCGACAATCCAACTGCTTTTTGTTTTGACAAAAGCTATTTGCGTTGGAGGTGCTTCACTAATGGTTGTCATAACGATGTTGGTGTTGAAGTTTTTGGTCTTATCAAGGGCATTGAATCTTGTTCAGATAAAGAAGCTCTTGATATTGCTCGTAAAATATTAGCTTCATCGGGCAAGAACGGCAAAGTAAAACACATGCGTCAGGAAAAATCAAAGGATCAAAACGTATTTCAAATTAAAGCATCTGAACGAATGGACAGTCAGTTGCTTCTTGAACGTGGAATAAACAAAAAAGTTTTGAAGAAGTACATGGTGGGTATTTATCCCAGCATTAATTCCAATAGGGTTTTAGTTCCAATCATTACACGTTCTGGAAAAATCGTTGGTGCTTCTGGACGCAAAATTCGTGGAGATGGTCCCAAATGGATGCATATTCCAAAGGGAATTAGCACAGATCAAAATCTTTTCAATATTAATTTTGTTGAACCAAAAAACAATACTATTATTCTTGTTGAGGGTCCAATCGACGTTTTAAAGTTTGAAAGTGCTAATATCCATAATAGTCTGGCTATATTCGGATCTTCTTTAACTGATGGACAACGAAAACTTCTTGACGAATTAAAAATTGAAAATGTTGTGCTTGCCTTAGACAATGACAGTGCAGGGCAAAAAGCTACTGCCACAATTGGTAGAACACTTAAAGAACATAGTTATAATGTCAAAAAGCTGTGTTTTGATACAAAATATAAAGATATTGGTGAAATGCCATTGTTTTTACTGCGACGAAAAAAATTCACAATCGAAGAAATATAATTTTTTACTAAACAAATCCATCCAAAAATCCGATAACTATAGTAAGGAGACAGTTTATGAAACAAATTATTATTGGACTATGCGGAAAAAAACAAACCGGAAAATCTTCAAGTTACAAGTTTATTGAGAAAATAAGTGGCGACAGATATAGTGTTGATAAACTATCGTTTGCCTCGAAACTCAAAAACCTGACTGCCGATGTGTTTGGTGTAGATTTTGAAATGCTCGTTGGAACTGACGAAGAAAAAGACAGTCCAACATATTTAAAGTGGCATGATGTTGGTCCTCATATTAAGAGTGATTTTTATGGACCAGTGTTTAGTGAGCCAGAAAACAAATATGTTACCCATAGGGAATTGTTGCAACTTGTTGGCACCAACCTATTTAGGGCTGTTCGACAAAACATTTGGGTAGAGTGTTTACAAAGGTCAATTAAAGAAAGTACAGCTGACATTATTATCATAGATGATGCTCGTTTTCCAAATGAATTAGAAGCACTAAAAAATTCTGGCGGAACTCTTGTTAAGCTTTATCGGAACACGTACAGTCCTAATTCAGCTAATCATTCAAGCGAAACGGCACTGGACCATTTGCCTGATGAATATTATGATTTTGTAATTTTTGATAGAAACCAAAGAACAATGGAGCAATTGGAAGATAGCTGGGAAATAATCATGAGTGTACTATTAGGAGAATAATATGACGATTCAAGAACAATTAAAAGCATTAGAAGAAAAAAAGACAGAATTATTTTTTATAGAAGTTACCCATTTAGAAATTAAAAAAGGTGATTTAAGTGTTAGAGATGAGTCAGGCGTAAATCCTGTTTATCTTCGTGAAGTCACGTATGAAGAAGCTGCTCAACGAGTTAACGAACAATCCCCAGTGAACGTAGTGGAAAGAAAGTCAAAGCTCGGAAGAATGTATCTTGAAGGAATCGCAGATGAAAATTAATGAAGTAAAACACTTGTCGGCAAGTTCCATAAAATCCTACAAGCAATGTCCATTTAAATTTTTCTTAAATTATATTATGAAAATCCGTATGAGAGGCAATTATGCAGCCGACATGGGTTCTTTCATTCATGAGATTTTTGAATTTATTGCTAATGGCACATTAACTATGGACACTTGGGAGCAATGGGCTTTAGACAATGTTCATAAATTACACGACATGGCAATGGACAACAAAGGTTTAACTCCTGACGAAGTGTGGGACGATGTAATAAGACTTACTGGCTTGGTTTTTAATAGGGCAGATAAGTTCAATCCACTCAAGTGGAAGATTATAGATGCTGAAAAACAATTTAATCTTACTCTTGACTCTGGTTGTGTCATAAAGGGTTTTATTGACTTAGTGATCGAAGACGATAAGGACACGCTCCTCATTGTTGATTGGAAGTCGGGTAAGTTTGCTCTCAGTCAGAAGGAAGCTGCAAAAGATCCTCAAGTTCTCATGTATCGTATTGCTGCTGAAATCCTTTATCCTGGATATAAATACTACAATGTCTGTTTAGATTATCTACAGAAGCGTCCAGTGTTTGTTGCAAGTTCTGACAAAATGATTGCTGGTGCAAAAAGGGCGTTGGGTCGTTATTGGAATAAACTTACAAACATAATAAACGTTCCTCAACGCAAGGAGAAGCCAGACTTTAAGTGTCAGTATCTATGCGACCGAGAAATTTGCGACAAGTGTTGGGAGCAACATTTACGTGGTGAATTAATTGATGACTGACAAAAAGATTATAGGAATTGTTGGCTCACGTAGAAGAAATGACATCGAAGACTTTAAGATTGTAGAAAAAGAATTTTTCAGTCTTTATGGTCCAGGTGATGTTATTGTTTCTGGCGGTTGTCGCCAAGGTGCTGATTGCTTTGCAGAACGAATAGCCAGAGACAATGGCATTACTATTATTATCTATCATGCTGACTGGAATAGCAGAGGTAAGGGTGCAGGACTATGGCGAAATACTTTCATCGCAAAACGTGCAGACATTCTTATCGGTTGTGTTGCTCCAGATAGAACTGGTGGCACAGAAGATACAATTAGAAAATTTAAAGATATGAAAACTGACTGGGAAGAAAGGTTGTTTATTATATGATTATGTCACGCAATCAACTCAAAAAAGTTATTGATTTTATGAGAGAGGCTGATCACAAAACAACTTTTGGAATCACCAATGGTGTGTTCGACATTCTACACGCTGGACATGTTGATTTTATTCGTGAAGCACAAATGAGGTGTGACTTCCTTATTGTATCTCTAAATACCGATGACTCCGTGAAGAAAAACAAGGGTAACTCCAGACCAATAATGTCATTAGAGGAACGATTGATGGTCGTCGTAGCTTTAAAAGACGTTGATTATGTAACTTGGCATGACGAAACAAATATGAACAAAACAATGGAAATTTTAAAACCAGACTTTTACATTAAGGGTGGAGACTATAGTGCTGACAATATGTCTTCAACACCAATTGTAAGGTCGTATGGTGGAGAAGTTATTCTTGTTCCATTTCATTATGACATATCCACAACTAAAATTATTAAGCGAATCAAGGGACAATAAATGAATTATATTCCATTACATGCACATTCCTCATATTCATTCTTAGATTCTTGCCTCAACATTCAAGAGTATGTACAAAAAGGTAAAGAATTAGGAATGAATAGTCTTGCAGTGACCGATCATGGCAACATTTGTGGAGCTATGGAGTTCTATAAAGAGTGTAAAAAGAATGACGTTAAACCTATCCTTGGTTGCGAATTTTATATTGCTGAACATAATCCAGATAAAGATAGAAAATCATATCACATTCTTTGTCTGGCTATGAATAATCGGGGCTGGAGAAACATTATAAAGCTTCAAACTTATGCCAATACAAGCATTAAAGACGGTGGGGGCTATTACTATAAAGCTCGAATCGATATCGATACATTGTTTAAGCATAATGAGGGTATTATTTGTATGACAGCTTGTGTCGGTGGATTGATTCCATTTCACATGGTGCATGACATTAAAAAAGCCCACACATTGGTTCAACAATTTCAAGAAGTATTTGGAGATAGGTTTTATCTCGAAATTCAGGATGTTAATAAGCCTGGAAAAATGTATATCCCAGAACAGCAAGTCGTTATTGATGTCAGTCGTGAGATGTCCAAAAAATATGGAATCCCATGTGTTGCCACTAATGATTTACATTACTTAAACAAAGAAGACCACGTATCCCACGAAATCCTTAAGGCTATTAGTTCCAGAAAAACTTTAAATGACCCAGTGAGATCAGATGATTGTCCTTGGGGTCGAAATAAGTTCAACGGATATGACTACTATTTGCAGACAGCTGACGAAATGCTGGAGAAGTTTGAGCCAGAAGAAGTATCTATCACACAAGACATCGCAGACAGATGTAACGTTGAGATTACCTTCGCACCAGCTTCTAAGATTCCTAATTACAATGGACTTTCAGACGATGCTGCCTATGAGATGCTCCTGAAAATTGCCCGTAGTAAGACTAAGGAAAGGCGATTATTCACCTCTAAGGACACCGTGTATGTAGAAAGAATACGACGAGAGTTGGCAGATGTAAAAGAAGCAAGTCTTGCTCATTACTTTCTCATTGTAAATGATGTATGTGAGTTCTCTGATGAGAATAAAATTGCTCGTGGTCCTGGTCGTGGAAGTGCTGGTGGATCTCTTTTGTCTTATATTCTTAATATTACTGGAACGGACCCCATTAAATATGATTTAATCTGGGAACGTTTCTACAATAAAGGGCGAAAGAACTCTTACCCTGATATTGATCTCGATTTTGACGTATCCAAGCGTGTTAAGATTATCGAATACCTTAGACGTAAATTCGGGTTTAATAAAGTGTATCCCATGTTGACCATCGGAACAATGGCAGGAAAAGCAGCTCTGAAAGACACTGGTAGGGCAATTGGTCTTCCTTTTGATTATCTTAATAAGATTACAAAGAAGTTTCCACTTAAAGCAAACACTATTGAAAAAGCAATCAAAGAATCTAAAACTCTCAAGAAAATCTCACAAGGTGTTGATAAAGACGTTGAAGAATGGACGAAAGACCTCGAAGAGACATCCAATGACATTAAAAAGAATGTATTGAAGTCAAATATTCGAGAACGCAAACGTCAGCTCAAAATGCTCTTTAAACATGCCTTACGGCTTGAGGGTTGCAAAAGACAGGCTGGTAAACATGCCTGTGCCATGATTATCTCAGACACCGATATAGACGGTGATATACCCCTCTCATGGAATGCTAAAGATAAACAACATTTAACTGGGTACGACATGTACACGCTTGAGGAGTTGGGCTTTTTGAAGTTGGACCTTCTCGGCATTAAGTCTGTAACAGTTGTGGACATTATCCAAGATGAGCTTAAAAAGGCAAAAATTCCACATTCGCCACAAGAAGTAATGACATATGACGACCCGAAAATTTTTGAAATGGCAAGCAGGGGCTTAACAAAAGGCATTTTCCAGCTCGAAAGTTATCTTGGTGTGAACTGGATGAAAAAAGTTCGACCAACTAATCTAAATGAGTGGGCAGACGTTATTGCTCTTATCCGTCCAGCATTGCTCGAAACAGGCTTATCTCAGCAGTATGTGGACAATAAGAGGGCAGTTGAGGTAGAATACCTCCATGACGATCTAATGAGCATATTCGGCTCTACACAGGGCGTAATGCTTTATCAAGAACAGCTATTAGAAGTAGCCAAGCAGATTGCTGGTTTTTCTCTCGTAGAAGCTGATAATCTTAGGAAGGCTGTTGGTAAGAAGCTTCCTGAGAAAATGGCTGAGTATAAGGGAAAATTCCTGGAAAAAACAACTGGAAACGGCTATTCTCAAGAAATGGCTGATGAACTATGGCGACTGATTGAAGCTGGTGCATCTTATTCATTTAATAAAAGTCACTCTGTTGCTTATGCTATGCTCGGCTATCAAATGGCTTATTATAAGAATTACCACCCACTTCAATTTTATCTGGCAATGCTCCGTATGGCTCAACAAGAACAAAAGCCACAGGAAGAGATTGCAGAACTGTATTATGATGCCAAAAAATATGGTATTGAGATATGTGCTCCAGACATTAATAAATCAGGTTTAGACTTCACAATAGCTGACAATAAGATTTATTTTGGATTTCAGCACATTAAGGGAATTGGTAAATCTTCCAGAAAAGTATTCGAACATCTTAAAGGTGTGGAAAAACCAAGGGATTTATATGGTGTGATCAAAAAATACAATGTGACGCAAAATATCATGAAGACCCTTATCCTGAGTGGTGCCTTTGATGAATCACTTATGCCTTATTATGAACACCGCCTCGACATGTGGCGAGAGATTGAAATCTTCTATTCCCTTACAGACAACCGACTTAAGTTAATTGCATCTATAATGAAGGAGCAAGGGGTTAGCTTTAAAGAGGCAGTTAAAACTTGGGCGAAAGGAATGGACACTAAGCTCCATAACGACAAACTTAAAGACCTTATTATGAATGAAGCACCGAATGACGTTAAGGCAATGGCTCA